AATTAACAAGACAGGAAAGGAGAGCAATAACCCCGAAAGGATTTGCTGAAGCATTCTTTAAAGCCAATCAATAACAAACCCTAAATAAATAAAAAGATGAATAAAAAAAAAATACAACAAAGGATAAATGAATTAAAATCAGTATTAGAATCTACGAAAATTACTGAACATACGGCAATGATTTATAATACGGAAGTAGATAGAATGTTAGAATATGAATTATCTATATTAGAACTAATTTTGGAATATGCTTTGTAAATTTTGTCATCAAAACGAAACAGACTCAACAAGTGGGATTTGTTGGGAGTGTTTTTATAAGTGGTTTCTAAATTTTAACTTTAATAATAAATATGAATAGAAATCAAAAAATACTTTCAGAAAATGGTGAATCAACTGCTAAAAAAGGTCTTATTGCTATAGAGAAAGATTTATTAACTGGAGTATATTTCTGTCATTTTGCGATGACAAAGCCTAATTGTATTAAATTACTTAAATTAGTAATTAAAAGTCTGAAACCCAAAAGGAAAAAGAACCTTAATAAAAGATAATATGAAAAAACAAAAACAAAAATCAAATAGGAGAAGATTGGAAAGCCACTAATCATCGGCTACGCAATATTGTAAGAGTAATGATGAAAGCATATAAGGATTATAAAAATGAGAAAATCTAAACAAAAGAGTTTATTATGAACAAAGGATTGTTTACAAGCAATACAGATGAATGGGAAACCCCACAGGATTTATTTGATGAATTAGATAGGGAGTTTCATTTTACTTGTGATGTTTGTGCAAGTGATCTAAATTATAAAGTCGTAGCACATTATTCAAAACTAACTGATGGGCTTACAAGCGATTGGATGGGCATGAGATGTTGGATGAATCCACCTTATGGTAGAGAAATAGGTAAATGGGTTAAAAAAGCAAGTGAAAATCCATTAACAGTATGTTTATTACCAGCACGAACAGATACTAAATGGTTTCATGACTATATCTATGGTAAGTCTGAAATCAGATTCTTAAAAGGACGGTTGAAATTTAGTAATAGTAAGAATTCTGCACCATTTCCAAGTATGATAGTGATTTTTAGATGATTGAATATGAAAAAACCCCTAACCATACCTAAACTCAAAAAACAAGCGTGGGATTTACTCTCAAAGATTATCCATACTTCTGGGACTTTATCAATTGGAGATTGGAAAATTCGTGATAAAGACGAAATTGCTGATGAGATTTTAGAATTAGTAAAACAAGAGATAGTAGAGGAGATAGAAAAAAAATTAAATAGAGTTTTAAGAGTTTCTAATACTGCCGATGACTACCATATTGGAATTGCCTATGTAATTGATACCTTTTTAAAATCCGCTAATATTAAACAAACCCTAAATAAATAAAAAGATGAAAAACAAAAGAGCAAAAAGTAGGAGAAATATTCAAAGGGGGGAAAGACACGGCTATTTTACTGAAGGAAAGATGAGGAAAGAAATATCGGAATCTAAAGCCATTAAGAAAGAAGTTGAAAAGGAAATTGAGAGTGATATAAATTTAACTAACCCATTAATATAAATAAATAACTATGAACCTATCAAACTTTTTCAAACCCAGAATCAAACCTATTAGCGGTGTCCTTCCTGATGTCAGACCACAAGAGGAAAAACAAAAGGACTATCTGACAGAGGAAGTTATTTCTATGGCAACACCAATTAACTATGTTGATTGGAGTACTTGGAAAAATGACCAAGTAAATATTAAAGTATTAAATGATATTAAGGTTAAATTTCAAAATGGAGTGGGAAGTTGTGCGGCTTGTGCTGGTGCTACTCATTTAGAAATTAATAATTACATAGAAGATGGAAAATATACAGAATTATCGCCAAGGTCTATCTATGCTAATAGAGTTAATAAGCCACAGGCAGGAATGATGATGAATAATTTGGCAGATATTTTAACTAATAAAGGTGCTATTCCTGAAGTATTTTGTCCATCTCCACACGATACTGATGCAAATATGAGTCAGTTGAACGATGTAATTTCTCTTTATGAAGGGTTCGGTAAATTAACAAGAATAAAAAATCATATTTGGGTATTAGGAAATAATATAGATACTTATGCTCATGTTCTTTCATTAGGAAAACCAATCACTTATACTGTTTTATTTGGTGAACACGAATGGGGTAATGAATTATGTCCTCAACTAAGAGATACTGTTTTACCTTATGGACACGCCAATGACTTTTTAGCCACTGATAAATCAAAAGGAATCGTATCTTACCAAGGTAAGAGATGTTTAGTGAGCCAAGATAGCCACGGAACTTTTGTCGGATATGGGGGTAGAAGATTGATCAGCGAGGATTGGTTTAATGCTGGAAGGGTATTGTTTGGGATATGGACTACAGATTTACAGAATCTTGCCATTTTTAATGAACAACAGGCAACAATAAAATATCAATGGACGAGGGATTTATACGCTGGATGTATGGGTGATGATGTAAGAATGCTCCAGTTGGCACTTGCTACAATTCAGGATAGTGAAGGATACTTATTTCCTTTGGCTACTCAGAATGCAACAACCTATTTTGGTGGGATAACCAGAAATGCCGTAAAGAGATTCCAAACAAAGTATGGAATAGAACCTGTGGCTGGTTATTGTGGCCCTCTTACAAGAGCAAAGTTAAATGAATTGTTTAAATAATGGCAACAAAAACAGATAAAGAATGGAGAGAAATTATTATGGCAAGGTTGTCTTATTGGTTGCGTATAATATCTGGTAAGGAAATAACTAAGAAAAAGAGAAGTGAAATGAAAGATATAACTGATCAAGTTATGGAGGGCCTTAATAAAAATAAGATAAAAAGGACATAAAAGTGGTATAGGTTCCTTGACTTATGCCCATAAAGTATTATCATTAATAGTATGAAGGTTTGTCGAACCTTCTGTAAAATAATGTAAAATAATAAAATAATATGCCTGAAATTTCATTTGCAGTCTTAGTAGCTTTAGTAATCGGATTAGTCCAAGTCGCTAAGAAAATTGGATTACCTGATAAATTTGCTCCTTTACTGTCCATAGGTTTCGGTGTAGTATTTTCGTTTATTGCTCAAATAGGTGCAACCAATCCAAGCAATCTTTTATTTGGTATAATTATAGGATTATCTTCAGTAGGCCTATGGAGTGGAACGAAAAATACTGTAGAGGGTTTAAAAAAGAGCTAATTAATTATTGATTACTAAGTTAAAGAGGCTATCTTTATTGGTGTTGTTAGGGGTTATTGTTTGTATGATCTTTGCGAGTAGAGAAGCCCCAACTCAATTAACAAATGAGGTGCGCCCATACCTGTGTCAATATCAGATAGCGTCTAATGATCTTACTAAGTGGATAGATGAGTTAGAAGAATATGAGTGTAGAGATTGTCCATTAGGATTTAAAAGAATAGACGATAATGGTGAATTCTCCTACGGATGTCTCCAATTTCAAATGCCAACATTCAAACAATATTTCACAGAGTATTACCCTGAGGCCGTAAACGATGTTGAGGGGGCTGATTGGGAGAACTGGATCCATAGTTGTGAGATGCAAAAAAAGCTTACCTATAAAATGATTGAAGATGATTGGGATAATTGGGAACATTGGAAACATAGTATTTTAGTAAGAGGACTATCAAAGCCGCCATCACAATAAAAAATAAATCATAGATGAATTCAAGTTTGCTTCAAAAATATTTAGACTCTCCTGACTTTGAGAGAAAATTAAATCATCGCTTGGAGAGGCTTCAATTAGCTGAGGCAAATCCTATTGAAAGATTAAACATTATTAGTGAATGTACTAGTGATGTTTTTTCTTTTATGGATATGTTTGGAGTGGTCTATGAACCAAGAAATTCAAATCAACCTGACATTCCTATGTTTTTATTCCCTCATCAAAGAGAAGTTGTCTATAAATTATTAGAGGCAGAGGCTAATCAGCATGACTTTCTTGTAGAGAAAACAAGAGACATGATGGTAACCTGGACTGTTCTTTGGTATTTATTATGGCGCTGGTGGTCCCAGAACAAATGGTATTGTAGGGTAGGGTCAAGAAAGGAGGACGAAGTTGACAACTCCACTCCCCAAAGTTTGTTTGGAAAAATGAGATATGGATTTTATTCTATTCCTAAATGGGCAAGGCCTAATAACTTTCGTAAATCGGAACATGATCTTCATTTAAAACTTATCAATCCTGATAGGCAATCATATATTGACGGAGAATCTGCTAATCCTGATTTTGCGAGAGGTGGCCGTTTCTCTATTATTTTTATGGATGAAATCTTTTCTTGGAAGTTTGGGAGAGAATCATGGAGATCCTGTGGAGATTCTACTCCTTGTAGAGTAGCAGTTTCTACTGCAAAGCCTACATCATTTGCTCGTAATCTTCGCAGTATGTTTGAGGCTAATGGCCATCTATTAACATTAGACTGGCATCAGCACCCCTTTAAAGACGAAGAATGGTATAAACAAGAACAGGCCAGAAGAAGTAGTGATGCGCTATCTATTGAAGGGGAATTAGAAATAAGTTATTTAGCAGATCCAGAATTAGCTTATTATCCAGAGGTATTAAATTGTCCTGTAACTGATTTTGATTATAATCCTGTATTACCGTTGTTTATAGGTTGTGATTTTGGTGTTCAGGACAAGACTTCTTTTGTTTATTTTCAGAAAGATGCTAATAATTTCTATTGCATCGATGGATTTGAGAAGAATCATAGGGCATTACATTGGTATTATCCATTTTTAAAGAGAGGAATAGATTTTGATAAACAATCTGAATATACAATTACTAATAAAAATACAAAAGAGGTTATTATATTAAAAAAGATTGACTATCTTAAAACTGAGTTAGATTTAATTAAAAGATTTAATAGTTGGAAAGATCCTATCGGACATTTTGGAGAAGCCGCACATAGACAAAGAATGATAAAATCAAATACAAGCATTGTTTCTGAATTAGCAGGGCTTGGTATCGTTCTTCGTATAAACGACCTCGGAATAGCCCATTCTGTGCGAAGAGAGACTACAAAAAGGATGCTTAAGACTACTCAATTTTCTTCTCGTTATGGAGGATTAGATGTCTATGATGCAATAATAAACTCTCGCTTTCCTAAATCGCGCCAAAGCACAGTTGATCCTAAGGACCAACCTGTTCATGATGAGTGGGCAGATTTAAGATCGGCAGTAGAGAACTTTGCATGTAATCAGGCATTTTCTTTAAAGCAGGGTATTAAATCATATCCCTATCATCATTTTTGATAGAAGTTTTATTTTTTTTCCTATTTGCTATTTTTTCTAGTGGCTGTAGATTTTCTAAAGCCCAACATCTCTTAAAGTAGTTATATTTTATATATCATAGTATGATTTATAAAAGAGAATTTGTCAAATAAGATGTAAATTAAAAACTACCCCATTTATTGAGGTAGTTTTAGATTCAGACACTGTGTCTTAATGTTTTTTCTTTATTAGTCCTTGTATGAATCCTACAATTAGCATTAAGACATATAAAAATATAAATATCGTAGCAAATACCTTTATTATTATCATAATTTAGGATTTGTTATCTTTTAATGCTTGATTGATTTGATTTTCAACTATTTCCTGTGCTTT